GACGGCGTTCCAGTCGCTCTGTACTTGAGCCGCAGGGATTGTCGGCTTGTTCTGCAAATCATCATAGTCGCCAGACGTGGCCACGGTGGCCAAGGTCGGCTTATTCAAAATCTGAGACACACCAGATACGGCATCCCAGTCGGCGTTAACTTGCGCGGCAGGGATCGTCGGACGGTTGCTCAAGTCGTTGTAATCGCCGCTAGTCGCAACCGTTGCAAGGTTCGCACTTTGTGCGTAAACGCTCAAGTCCGGCTTGTGCAAGATCTCTGCGACACCGGAAGAAGCTTCCCAGTCGGCATTGACTTGAGTAGCAGCTGCAGACGGTTCCCATGCGAAGGAGCCTACACCGCCGCTGTACGAAGCCATAAGAACCTTGTTGTCGTCGGCAGAAGTAACAGTCGGAACTTGACCAGTACCAGCAATGGCTTCAGCCACGGCAGTACCAGACTGCGGGTTTGCAGACAAAGCGTCATAATGCTGGTCAACGGTTACAGCCGCCGGAATGGTCGGCTTATCCGAAAGATCGTTATAGGAACCGCTAGTTGCGACAGTAGCAAGATTCGGCTTGTTAGCAATCGACGCAATGCCAGAAACGGCATCCCAATCGGTCTGCACCTGGGCAGCAGGGATACTCGGCTTGTTGCTCAAATCATCATAAGATCCGCTAGTTGCGACCGTGGCAAGAGACGGCTTACCAGAAAGGTCGGCATATGCGCCCGTAGTAGCGACAGTTGCCAAGTCGCCCGGCTGAACGGCGGTTGCGCCAGCACTTGCGCCAGTGCGAATCGTAGAAAGGTCAGAAATAGTGTCTTGCTTCGCTGCCAGACCAGAGGCCAGTGCAGACGTAGTGGCGTAGTCGTTCAAGGCAGCTGGCTGTACAGCTGTACTGCCAAGAGCAGCACCGCTACGAATAGTAGAAAGGTCGTCAATGACATCTTGCTTGGTTGCGAGCCCTGCCGTCAGTTCAGATTCTGTAGCGTAGTCGCTCATGTCGGGCAAGTCGCTCTTCGTCGCGACCACGTCCGTGTCTACGCTGATCTGGTTGTTCTCGATCTCGATGCCGTTGCCAGCGGTATATGAAGCGCCGCCACCGCCTCCTACAGCTTGCAATTCGCCTTCGCCGTTGATGACGATGGTCTCGTTGTCCACACTCACTTCGAGTTCGAGGTCTTCGTTCTTCTTGAGACCGCCATTGGTGGCGATCGGAGCACTACCCTCGTCGATAGGTGTGATGATATCTGCATTCCATTGGCCGTCCATAAAAACTCCTCTTTACAGTATGAAATTAGTGGCCGCCCCAGTCATTGGGCGAGAACCACAAGGCCCCGACCACGCATACAACCAGTATTACGATGAGCGTGGTCATTTTTTCAATTCCTTGATTGCTTCAGTAAGGCTTGCGACAGCCATGTCAAGCTTGACGATGTTGGTATTCAGGGTCGAGCACTGGTCACGCAAGTCATCAACCACTGTCGCAGTAAGGGCCTGCTGATCCTTGAGCTGAGTAGTGTTGAACTCCAGCTTGAGCACCTTGTCATGCAGCTCAAGACTGTCTTTGTCACGCTGCTCTTTGGTGTTAGCTCTATCTGCCTTGGTCTTCTGTACGTCAGCCCACAGCTTAATGGCTGCTGCTGTATTGGTTAACAAGAGCACTATTGCTCCGATCAAAGTAGCCCACAGTTCAGTAGTCATAAATCCTCCTAGTCTCCGTATACAACGCCAAACACGGAAACGCACACTTTTCCCCGTACTGAGAACGTCTGGCCAGCCACCTCATTAGTGAGAGGTACGCGCAGCACGGCGTCTACTGCGCTGATGTTTTGGCCCGCGCACAGGCCAATCGCCTTAAATGCCTTCCATGAATAGCCGTTGACTACGCTTTCCGTGTATGTCGTAAAACCAGTGTCCATCAGCCAGCGTGGGCTTGTTCCACCGTGCGCCAAGATGTAGAAGGACATCTGACGACCGTTAAGGCTGTTGCCCATCTCGATGTCATAACCTTTCATACAAACTATGTTACCGTTGTACATAATGGCGAGACCGAGACCGTCCGCACCTAGCGGGAAAGTCAGTTCGACAAAGCCGTTGGAAATGTCCGTTTCTGTAATGACGGTGGACGGATTGGTGAATGTAAATTCCCAGAACAATTTCTTGGTCTTGGAGTAGTGAAGACGTCCGTCAGAGCCAACCGAAATGTAGTTCGGATGTTCCGCATCGCCAACAATTCCAGTCATCGGCGGTTGCCACGTGCCGTCACCGCGAAGGAACTTTGTGCCATCGCCAGTGCCGTCTGCCTTAGGTGCCAGGCCGTTTTCAGTAGTAGTGAACACTCCATAGGTCGTGTCCGTGGCACTGATTACGTTGTTCGAATCAATGGTAATATTGGCTCCAGCCGTGTAAGTGTTCCCGCCTTGTGCCGTCTCCCAGCCAATAGTTCCGTCTGATTCTACGGTGAGAACCTTGTCGGCCTGTGCGCTAGTATGGGCAGGGATCGGATCCGTCACGTTGAACGTATTGCCAGCGGTCAGGTTAAGGCCCGTTCCGGCCTGGTAGAACGTGTCTACGGCAGAGATTACGTTGTCATTAGAAATGGTCACGTTGGTGCCAGCTGTCAGCTTTGGCTGAATGACCGACGTGTCTACTGCTAGAATATTGTACGCAGATTGAGAAAGACCGTAGCCAGCGACCGGAAGCGTATCGACGGCGTTGATAGTGTTGCCCTCGAAATAGATGTTGTTGCCAGCGGTAAGCTTTGGCTGTACAGTAGAAGTGTCAACGCTGAACGTGTTTCCGTTGAGGTTTAGTCCGGAGCCAGCCGAGTATTGAGTCTGCTGAGCCGACAAGTCAATCTCCGTTGGCTCGTTCGGAGATGTCGTTGTCGTGATTCCTACAGTGCCGTCCGAAGAAGTGAAAGTGTAAAGTCCGTCAGCGCCTACTACGCTTGTCGTGACATTGAGTCTCGACCACTGCTGTACTGCGTTACGGTCGTAGCAGTAAACGTCGTAGGCAAATCCGTCGGACGCGAGAACCACGGCCATGCCTTTAGCATCAAGCGGTATGTTGGCAGGGTTGTGGTCTCCGCTGAAATCCTTGTAGGTGATGTACGGAATGGTGGTCCCGTGCTGGTATACGGTCAACCAGCCGCCAGTAAGCGGCTTGCCGTCAGTGTCTTCGATCTGCAAAGCTGGATTTAAAAGGTAACCAAGAGCCATCCGTAGCCTCCTAGGAGGAAATTAGAGGAATGAAGTAATTTACTGATAAACTGCTGGCATAGAGGAGATTTTTATGCCTAGAAAAGCAAGAGATATCTACAAGGGACGTTTCGAACAGGGGTTTGACATCAATCGCGACGTCGATCTAGCCCATTTACGCGAAATTATGGCCATGGAAGAGGTTGACAATACCAACTACAATTATTATGGCCTCTACATCACCAACATCATCAACATCATGCTGAATTCGTACCATTTCCGTGGCTACGACGAGGAAGTAAAGCACGATATCCTCACGGAAGGCATGATAGATGCGCTGAAGGCGCGAACAAAGTTCGACGGAGCGAAATATCCGCAGCCGTCAGCACCCTTCAACTACATTTACAGGATTTGTTTCCACAGTGCGCAGCATGTCTTGACGAATTATTACCGAATGCAAGCGAGGATGGTACCCGCTTCCCTATGTGGAAGCGATACCAAGCTCACTGACGGTGCGGATTTCGACGAAGACATCCTAAACAAGGCTACGACAGACTGGGACGCTATAGCGGAACATCTGTCCTAGGCCCTGCCGATGTAGTAGTTGGCTGGCAGACCCTGGGTACGGCTCAATACAATGTCGGGTTGAGCAGTAGAGACGTACAGCACGTTGACAGCGCGGGTAATTCGCCATGTGTAGTTGTTGACGTAGCTCAATCCCTTCGCCCACGGTGTGCCGACTTGTTCGCTCTGCCATTCTTGCGTAGTCCGCTCGATTTCGCAGACCGGACAACCGATGCATCCCCAGTAGAGAGACCCCTTTACGGGAGGACGCTGCGGAGTGCCGTCGTAGTACGGTCTCGGAACCCACCTGAAGAACAGCGTGCCGATGTTGGACGTACCGACCGTGAACATCTCGAATTCAAGGCAGTACTTTGAGATGTCGGTGTGTCCGTCTTCACCCATGGCACCCTGGAAACTGATGTAGCCAGTGCTCTCGTCGATACTGAACTTTGTGAGGTCAAGTGTCGGGTTCTGGAACGGGTAGCTTCCGCGTGCCTCCTTGTGGCCGAGGAATTTACCCGTGTTGCCTTCGTACACGTAGTTGTGAGCGGCCTCGGAATCGTTCAAGTTCGTTCTGTCAAGCAAGATGGGCATGGTCGAGCCAAGTCCGGAGTTCCCAACCCAGTGGCCGTTTACGACAGAGTTCGCCGTAGTTGCGGAGATGTTGTGGTATCCGCCGACATTGAACGTGTTGCCGTCACAGTCTACATTCACTACGCCGTTGACATCTCGTTGAGAAACTGTTGACGAGATTACGTTGTCCTTAAGAGTTATGTTGGTCGAAATGACCGTCGCATTGACGTTACATCCGGAAATGTACGCAAGTGCACCCAGCGTGGTGAGCGGCGCGTAGATGTCCGCATCCTCCACATGCAAGGAGGTCAGAACCTGGATTCCGGTTCCGTTGAGAGAGCCACGGCGCAGCGCAAGAGTCGGACACACGAAGTCATTGCTGAAGGTTAGCCAGCAGTCCACGGCGTTGAGGACAAGGTCGTTGCCGCTTACCGAGACAGTTCCAGACACGTTGTGCAGCTCGCAGTTGCCGCGCAAGGTAACGTTAGAGAAGGACGCGTTCTCGACAATGGCCCCGCTAAGCAATGTAATGCCAGTGATAGTTCCCTCGCCGATGTCGCCGTAGTCGGCCTCGTTCTGCTTGTTCTTCAAGGTGACATAAGTCGTAGCGTCCTTGCAGTTCTCAAGCAAGATAGTGTTGTTGATGGACGTGAGGTTAGCCCAGTCGTAGTTGTCGGCGAAGAAGTCCGTACGGAGCACGGAGTTGCTGATAGTGATCTCGCCAGTGATCTTCTTGTTGGACGTAATCACGCAATTTTCAAGCTGCAAGGAACTGTTGCCGTTAGTGACAAAGTGTACTTCCTTCCCAGTGATTACACGCGGATAGTCAGAAGCGTCGATCACCCAGCCGACACGTGCGTTGCCCTGGCAGTTGCCGCCGAGCCAAGAGATATTGATGTAGTCGCAAGTTAGCGTTGCGGAGCCAGTCTGTACAGCGGAATCGAACAGGTACGGTGCGGCCTTGTGCAACTCGTGGCACTGGATGGCGGTGCCGCTCGTGCCAGTCTTGCACATGAAACGCACTGCGTCGGAACAGTAGATGTCGCCTTCGATTGCGAAGGTGTTGGTGCCGTCAAGCAAGTAGTAGCCGATGCCGTTAGGAAAGTCTGGGAACCACGCGTTCAATCCCTCGTTGACGAGGTAGTTGGCGCAATTGGCCAGCTGCGACGTATAGGAGAAATCAAGTGAATACTTGTTGTCAACCGGGAAGATACCGAAGTGGCGCACGTCGAAGATGTACTCACGAGACGCGAGAATCCAGCGACCAGGGCCAGATACGTTGTTTGGCATGATTACGGAACCGCCGTTGTCGCTCTTGACCGTAGTGTCGTCCCAGACATAGAGCACTGGCGAGGTGTCGCCAGCGTTGTAGTAGCCGTAGAGCCACAGCATCTTGACACCGTCAAGCTCCGGAACATCCTCAGGATACCTTGCACGGAGATCGGCCATAGTTGCGACACCATCAGCCGAAGTGGCTTCGATGTCAACAGTCTGGACTGGATCCATATTGTCGGAGGAGTACTGGTAAGCCCAGCGAGACGGGTCGTAGTCCTCTTCGGGCCATCCCATCATGTCGCCAGTTCCTACGTACTGGTAGAAATAGGCGGTGACGTTGTCAGCATTTTCCACGAATACCTGGTACTCGGTTCTGCCGAGCATGTCGGTAAATTCCGGATTGCGGATTGCAATTCCGTCACGGTTGTAGATTACGATGTTGTCCGTAGTCCCCTTCTTGCAGAAACGGACTTTACCGTGAAGGAGGTTGCGGTCGTTGTTAAGGTACGAATTCCAGTTGTCGAACGCTCTCATAATTCTCTCTCCTAGTATGCGCTTGTCGAAGACGTCGGGAAATATGTCGAGGTCGACGCGTTCCCGACTGGTTCGCCAGCGTATTCGCTCGGATGCTTCCATTCGTCCACGCCGAGCTTGATTGCGATGTTGTGGTAGATCTGCGGATACTGCATGAACTGTTCGTCAGTGAGTCCGTCAAGGCCGTACATCATCACGTTCATGATGGCGTCAGCATACTTGGCACGATCCTCAACATCGATCCTGGGATTTGCCGTGAAGTCACGGAGCTTGCCCAGCATGTTGTTCCAAAGCGCCTTCTGACGCTTCTCGTCGATTTCCTTGATGCTGCCTACCATGCTTCCGGCGTTGGCGTAGCCTTCACGAGCGAGCATGTTGTACACAGCATTTGCGCCAGCGTCACGAGCGGTTTCGCCAAGGCGAGTAACTCCGGTCATCTTTCTTGCGAGTTCCGGATTACGGTTGATCTGCTCTCTTACTACAGCGTTACGAGACTCGACTGCTGGGAATCCGTCCTCAGTTCTGCGGATGTAATCAAAGTCGTAATAGTCAGGGTCTATAACTCCGCCCATGTCGTCTATACGTGTTGCGACGTCCATGTCCATGTTTCCGACATCATCGTACTGGTATTCCAGAGGAGTGACATCTTCTACGTCCTTACGTACACCGTTAATGACGAGTCCTTCCTCGTCAAGTTTGTCTGCGGACACGATTCGACCGTCATCAAGCTGTACCAAATCCTCGTATTTACCAGCCTCGTTCTTGTTTCGGAACTGTAGCCAGTTATCGTCCGGATTGTTAGCATACTTGTTCATAATACCTTGAGAACTTCCTAGACGCTTCGCCTCGGACGTAAGAGCTCTGTAGTTCTCTGCATTGATAAGGTCATCGATCGTGTAGCCAGAACGCTTGACAGGTGCGTTACCCAGTTCCACCTTCTTTGCAAGCTCAGCATTCTGCTTGGCAAGTTCGGCCTTGCGGTCGAGCATAGCTTGCCTACGTGCAATGATGTCGTCGGTCTTGTTGCCAAGATTGCCAATGAAATCCTTGAAGCCGCCCTTGTATGCGTTACCACCAGCCTCATCACCGAGAGACTGTTCCAGCGAGTTCTTGACACGGGCTCCGTAACCCTTGACAACTCCCTTGCCCATGCCGATACCAGCGGACTGTGCAAGAAGCTTGTCAGCTGATATCTCGCTGCGTGGATTTAGAGAAGCCGTGGGCTCGCCTAGAACGTCGGAGTTGTAAAGTACGCCAGCGTCGAGAGCTTGGCTTGCAAGTGGCTGAGCCAGCGACTCCGTCGCAAATCCAGCACCGAAAGCAAGCTTCTCACCGACGGCCTTGGCCATGTCGGATGTAAGCCAAGGAGCCTTGTAGACGATTACACCAGCCTTGTCTGCAATGCCTACACCGGGAATAAAGTTTAGACCAAGTTCAGCCACGTCACCAGCAAGGTCTTGCCAAGTCGGTTCTCTTCCGTCCAAGTGAGCTTCTTTGATTCTTGGGAAACCTAGCCCCAATCCAGCAGAGATCAACCATCCACCTAAATCAATGTTGTTGTCGGCATCATATCCTTCAACTTGGTTCTGGCGCTGATACTCGTCGCCGGATCGGCGAAGGTCATCCTCGATCTCGGAGAATGTCTGCTTGCCTAGAGTAACCGCAGCCGCTTCCTTGTCGGACTGAGAGAAATTACCCCAGTATTTCTTGTTCTCCGGATTAGTGAATGCGCTACGGTCATCGTCGCTCAACGCCTTTCCGTTCTCGGTCTTGTATCCGAACGCAGTCATGTAATCGTCAACAGAACGACGCTTGTTGCCCATGATGTCACGCTGTTCGTCACGGCTGGCCGTAGTGGCCTCGTTACGAAGAGAGTAGACTTCCTTGGCCATGTCGCGCATCCAGTCCGAAGCATTGTCGTCCATGACCGAAGGGAACTGCAAGACCTTCTGAAGCTCATTTATGTTGCTCATGACCCATACGGCCAATTCATCGTCGTTCAAATCCTTTGACGAACGGTAAAGCGTGTCAGCGGCATTTGCCGACGGCAAGTCGCTGAGCGCCAGATTGTACAATGCTTCTTGGAACTTTTTCATACTACTACTTCTTTTGCATTACTGCTTCGTTGATTGCTGCGTCAAGCTGTGCAGCATATTCCGGATAGTAAGACTTCGCTTCCTTCAGGGTCTTCTCGCCGAGTGCGACAAGTGCCGTCTGGTTGCGGAGCTGTCCGTTCAAGAGAATCTTCTTGCCGTAATCTTCCTTGGTCAGCTTCACTCCTTGTCCACCCTTTCCAGAAGGCTTGCCGTAATCTTTGAGAGCCTTGCGAGACTCTTCGACAACTGCGAGAAGCTTCTGCTTGTTAGCTTCGTTCAGAGGAGACTGCTTGATCTGTGCTTCCTGTGCGTCAAGTTCCTCCGTCTTGTCTGCAATGAACTTAGCCTTGTCCTTCTTGTTGATGTTTACGTTGTCAACAGTGATGCTCTTCTTCGTCGCTTCGACGGCACTCTGCAACTTGGTGACATCGTCAGCGCCAGCAATGCTATTCTCGTATTCGGAGTAGTCGGTATCGTCCTTGACATCGTTCACGTTCAAATCCTTGAACAGCTTGCTACGGATAACGTCGTTCTCCTTCGTGAGACGGTTCTTCTTAGCCTGTGCTTGCTTGACCTTGAGCAATGCCGACTGCATTCCAGCAGCATCGTTGTTGCCCTTGGCGACATTGAACTCGTTCTGTGCGGATGCAAGGTCGTAGTTGGCAACTTCCATGTCGATGCCGTTCTGCTTCCACTGGGACTGCAGATTGGACATCTTCGTAGCGTCTTCCGTGGCCTTGCGGATCTTCTCGGTCTGCTCGGCAGTGCGGAGGTTCTGCTTGTAGCTCATGTAGGTGGACGGGTCAGCATCGTACTGGAACTTGTACTTGCCCATCTCTGCTTCCATGTCGAAAGCCTTGCGTTCCTTCGCAATCTCGGACAGACGTGCCTCAAGTTCTGCGATACGTGCGCTACGTGCGTCACGTGCGGACGCATCTGCGGACTGGTTCGCCATTCCGAGGATTTCTGTGCCAGTGCTCTTTGGCAAAATCGAATCAAAGTATGCCATTACAGATACTCCTTCTTGTAGATGCCGATACCGGTCGGTGGAACGAATTCGTCTTCATTTTCCTTGTAAGGGAACGGTACGCCAGCCCAGTTGGACTTGGCCATGATTGCGGACATGTTGGACTTGGCGTCACTGTCACGCTCGGCCTTGAGCTTGTTGAGTTCGGCCATGATCTGCTTCTCTTCCTCGTCGAGCTGTGCGGCCTTGTCGAGGATGTCCTTGCGCTGTTGCCACTTGTAGGCGTCCACGCCACCCTTGACGATATTGCCCATGCCCTCAAGCATGCGCTTGTTGCTCTCGTCACGCTTGCGGTCGAGCTCCTTGGCCCCGTTGATATAAGTGTCAATAAATGACATCGAAGGTGCTGTATAGATACTTGCCATGTTCAACTCCTTAGATCATGAGGCCAGCGGTTGCCAGCGAGAGGTTTCCGTTGCTGCGGTTCTGTTTTGCGGCGATCTGGTCTGCCATCTGTTGTTGCTGGGTGTTCACGTAGTCCTGAGCGAGATTGCCCTGCATCGTCATCTTGCTGTCCGTGGCACTCTTGAGCTGGTTCAGACGTTGCTGCATGCGGTCGATGTTGCCAGCCCATTCAGAATATGTCTGCGAACGGTCAGTATTGTATTCTTGCAGTGCGGTCTTGTAAAGCTCGTCATTCTTCTGTGCAACGCTCTCAGCGATCGCATTTGCGGCTCCGGTGCCACGGCCTACGCCAGCTCCGGCAGCGGAATGCTGCACCTTCTTGGACGTAGCGTCGATGATCTTGTCGTAGTACGGATTTACGAAATCGTCAACAGTGATTTCATTGCCGTTCTCGTCTTGATACTTGAACTCGTCGAAGTCGTAGACGTAGTCTTTCGGGTCGTAGTCCTTGATAGCTTTCTTGTACGCATCTACGTCCGCCTGGCTACCCAGGAAGTTGGTAGGATCGCTGTAGTACTCGTCCATCAAGGCTTCCACCTGATCTTGAGTCAGGTTGAAGTCCCTCTTGGCCTTGTCAAGAATCTGCTGCTTGCGTTTCTCGTCGGACTCCTGTTCCACGCTGGCGAAGATGCCAGCAATAGCTCCCAAACCGCCGCCGATAAGTGCGCCATACGGGCCAGCAGCTGATCCTACTGCCGCACCAGTTCCGGCTCCGCCAATTATGTTACTGCCCCATTGAGCCATAGTAATTTCTCCTATTACTAAATTATCCTTCTATGCCTTTAGACGGAACGAACCAGTTGCGGTCTCGCCTTCGGACAAGGTGAATGTTAATTGTGAATTCCTTACGGGTACCGTGCGCACTCCGCTGTCGCTCATGACAAGCAAGTGCCAGTCAAACGCATTCTCAGGTAGCTTCTCGTCAACGGTGATCGGGCCGACCGCATTGACGAAGCAAAGACTTTTCAGACAAGTGAAATACATGTTCTTACGACCGTCTAGACCGTACGAACCTTCGAGAGCCTGTGCCACATAGTCGGGCGCGCTGAAATGCGTTATGTCGATTGTCTTTATCATGTCAGCCCCTAGAAGATATTGCACGGACTTGCGTTTATCTTTGCGCTAACGATGGCGAAGTCCACCGGGTCGCTACATGAAACCTCTATCGTGAGGTATCTGCACAGTCCGAGATTCCACCATGTAGTCTGATGGTCGTAACGGCCTATGGCTCCCATGGAACCTACTTCCATGTCCGTCCAGTTGTTGCCATCGGTGCTGTAACGCATCATGACATGAGGATCAAGCGTAGGATTGTCGATCTGTCCGTTGTTCAGAGTGATATTCAACGCATCGCAATAGAACGGACTGTTGTCGGAGTACAAAGCTCCGCCACGGCGCAGACGCACGATGCAGAGGCCGTCCCATTCCGTATACTTGTCGTTGTCCATATAGACTAGCACGTCGCTGTCGAATTCTCCGAAGAATAGCTTGTTGTATGCGAACGTCGCGTACTGTGGCCTCCAGAGCCCCATGTCGTAACTTTCGCGAGCGTGCCATTCCTGTTCCGTCAAGTCGTAGACAAGCGTTACCTTGTCCGTACGGAAAGTGATTGCGTAGAACACGTGCTGGTTCTCTTCCCAGAACTGTCCCACGGCATCTTCCGGGTAGGACATGCGGCTGATCTGTCGCTCGATGGAAATTGTAGACACGCGCTTCTTCTCGTTCCCCTGCATGACATAGATGCCATTCTGTCCTATATCGCTAGAAGCAAGCCACGCAACGTACGGGCCGCACTGGGCAAGGGAATTCGGAGCCCTTATTCCGATAGACTCAGCTGCATTGTCAGGAGATACAAAAGGCTTATTAACATCGTCACGATAAGAGAAGCACTGTACAGAGCGACTGCCAAACGTATAAAGAAACGAACCGTTGCCACATAGGGCAGTTATGTTGTCCGGATTCCATTCGGAATAGGTCACAAAACCATAGCCTTCGTACTCACCGTTCGGATCAGCATAGAACACGTCGTAGATGATGTGGTCTGAATCGTCAGTTGTCTCGAACGGATACTGGATTGACGTGTAGAACGCATCCGTTCCCTTGTCGTTAATAATCAAGTAGCCGTAAAGATATGCGACATGAGTCGGCTGTATCTTGACAGTGTGGGACGCATCGCCTACACGTGTGGGGAGCTGGATGGATCGCCAGTCCTCGACCATGTACGGGTCGGACAACGTCGTGTCAACTGCGAACACGGAAGCACCGTCCACAACAACCAAGTGGGGATGTGCGGAACCCTCGCCGCCAGTTTCCGCAAAGTGAACGGGTTCGTTCAACGAGTTGGAAACCTGGCCGATCTTGTAAGTGACATAGCCGTGGTCGGTATCGCGTATAGTGTAGACGCCGGATCCCCAGCAGCCGAACAGCAACGGATTGCCGTCATTGCCACGAGATGCACGGAAAAGTCCACGGCACGGGCCTTCGCCCACATGCTTGGCAAGTTCCGTACCCTTGATGCTCAACAATACCTTGTTGGTAATTGAGGAATCAGCATCGACCGTTTCCGGATACATGTTAGAGCTATAAGACCGAGAAACCTTCTCGATCTCATGTCTGTGAATACCGCCTACAATGTTCTGGATGATTCTCTGAGCCATGGCTCCTCCTTAGTTCGGGAAGAACATACGGCCAGAGATGAAATCCGCACGGTTCAGTCCGTACGTCGGTCTACGAGACAAATACTTGACCGCACGTGTCGATGTCTTGACATTCTTTATCATGTCGTCAAGGTCTACCTTGAGCTTAGCCACCTGTTCCGTGTTGAGACGCGGGAAGGTGTTTGCAAGCTTGTACGTAAGTGCGGTAATGAACAACTCCGAGTACTGTTCCGGAATGCGTAGCTCCGAATTCAAGTCGAAATTCCATTTCTTGTTGTAGTAAAGCTTCAGCTCGATACGAGTGTCCGGCAAGAGCTTGGTCTTGAACATCACTTGCAAGTCGTTGAGCGGTTGACAAGTGTACACGCCACTGCCAGTAGGATAGGCGTCGAAGTCATCCGGAGAAGCATAGGACAGTTCCGCATAAGAGCCTAGGCCCTGCGGTTCCTTGCTGCGCCAGTACACCCTGCTGACCTTCTGGATATTCGGAGCCTCGATGTCCAATGGAAGATACTCGTCAATGCCTTCTTCGGTCTCTCCGAGTACGTATTCGCGCTTGTCGAACGTAGTTTCGACAGATGCGATAAGGAACTGCAAAAGATTGTCGTTGGAGTATTCACCAGCGATTCCCTTCAAGAGTCTGTATGCGGACTCCACCATGTCAGCTGGCGGAGTCTGGCGACGTGAGACAAGGTTGCTCCTGTTCAATGCTTCTGTAATAATCGAGCGGACTGTAATCATGGTGTCCTCCTAGGAGGAAATTAGCGTCGCATCGTTCAGCAACACTTTGTACATAGACAAAAAGGAGCTGCCTCTTGCGAGACAGCCCCTATCATCGGGAGAGATGATATTCTTTTGGTTACTTGGCCTTCACGAGCACGAGAGCCTGGGCACGCTTTTCGATCACACCAGCGATGGTGAAGAGGTCGAAACGAGTGTCGTTCACGAAGGAGCCCATGTCGATCATGCGGTTCTGGTGAACGGTGATGCCTTCCACGGAACCCTTCTTGGAATCGGCAGTAGCAACGTCGATGTCGTTGAGGGTTTCGAATTCGTACGAACCGTTGGCACGGACGAGAGCAGCAAAGTACACACCAGCAGCAGGACAAGACACGCCACCAGTAACTTGAGCCCAATCAATGATGGAGCCGTCTTCCTTAGAAGCAACACGAGTACCGAGCACGGCAACCGGAACTTCGTCCACAGGGATTGCAATAGAGGTTGCACCCTGAGCAACGTTCACGTCTTCCTTGGCAATGAATGCGTACGGCTGAGTGGTTTCGTCACCGTAGAAGTCGGTAGCGACAATGCCGTCAACGAAGAACGGAGTACCCACACCGACCTTGGTAGCGGCAGCAGCTGCAGTACCGAGAGTGATGGTGAGGACGTTGGTGGAAGCGTTGAAGGAAGCGAACTGAGCGCCTTCCATAGCGTTGGCGAGAGCTGCGCTGATCTTCACACGCGGAAGGAACCTCGTGGAACGGTAATCCGCACCGTGGAAATGACCGATCAAGCCCTGCTTGTACATGGCCGGAGCATCAACCGGAACGAACTGGGCACCCTTGGAAGTCACGATGGCTTCGATCATCGGGTCGCAGAAACCGTAGAGCGGTTCGGACGTGATTGAAGCAAGGTGGCCAGTAGCCATAGAGAGCGGTTCAAATTCGCCAACATTGCCAACGAAGCAAGTGGCAGACTTGGCAACGTCCTTCTTGATGGACTTTTTCAACGCACCCTGGATAAGAGCCGGGCCATCCATTTCGGCAATTTCCTTGTCGAACTGAAGGTCAGTCTTACCTTCGACGGCGTTGGTCTTTTCGGAAATGTGCCAAGGTTCGATGGCGAGCTGAACTTCACGTTCAGTGATCTGGTTCTTCACACCGTCGCCGATAGCGAGCTGGTTCTCAACTTCGCCACGGTCACGGATCACGAAGGAATAAACCTGACCATTGCGCTTACCTACGAGCTGATCGCCCAGATAAGCTTTGCTTCCGATCGTGAAATAGTTAGCGACCTGAGCGGCGCGGAGAGCGACGAGCTCGGTCTGGTAGTTAGTAGCAATAGTGTTATTGCTAGGAATGTTTGCAGCGGGAATAGTACGTGGCATAAGCCAACCTCCAGTTTAATTTGTTTAGAACGGATGTTCCTCTAGGTACCTGTTCCAATCCCGTTTGGTACTTTCGACAGAACTTCCAGGTGTTTGCACTTGGCTACCGATCATCGGCAGCGGTGCCTTGTTTGGTTTCTGAGCGACCTGCGGAACGTTTTGCCTATTACCGACCTTGCGGGCTATCTGCAGACGGTTTTCCAACTGCTGCAACGCAAGCATCTTGCGCATCGGATTCCTCTTTTCCACAATGGACTTGAGGGTTTCAGGATTGCGCATTAGCGTACTGATCATGAGAGGAGCGATATCTGAGTCGCCTACGAACGCATCGATGCTGCCGTCCGGATCGTACTCAGCTAGGAATTCCTTGAACTTTGCACCGCCATTGCGGAGAAGGTTCCAGTAATGTTCCTTCGCTTCGTCATCCTTGAAGCAATCGTCGACTTGCTTGCTGTGACGTTCGGCAGCCTCGGACTGTGCGTCCTCATTTGCCAAGTTGTCACGCTCGTTCTTGAGGCGTTCCAGCTCGTCCGTTTCACGGTTCAGCTGTAGCTTGTGGTCGATATACGACTTGACGTCGTTAGGGTCGAAGTCGCCTTGTTCCAGCACGGAGTACTTCTTGACCTTCTCTTCCAACTCGGCGATACGCTTGTCCTTGGCCTCGATCTCGGCCTTGTGACGCTTGTTCTGCCGCTGGAAAGCATGGTCGATCTTCTCCTGCTTCGTAGGCTTCTTCTTGGTTTGCTGCTTAGGTTCAGCAGCGGTCTCGTTCACTTCGGTCTCGGAAGGTTCGCGGGCTTCCTTGGCTTCAGATTCCGGAACTGGAGTCTCTTGTTCTTGAGTCGTCTCCGACGCTCCAGTAGTGTCGGCTACGTCCGGAGCTTCTGTAGGTTCGGAAGGTTGCGAGGCTTCTTCCCCGTGCATCTGCTTCAGATAATCCATGGCTTCGTTATGATCCATGCTTTGTTCTCCCAACCGCGAAATTTGTTAACCGCGTCGTGTTCGCGGTGTTTCTACTTGTAAATTAGTGTCAGTTATTGTCAACCCTTCGGAAGGTACGTGTGAGCCTTTCCCCAGTCCCCAGACCAGCTGTTGACAGAGCGGCCAATAGAGCCAGCCGCAACAAGGTCTCTGAGGATACGGGAAGCCTCCACCGGGTCGGAACTGCCCTTGTACTGGTATTCCTTGGGTGAGCTACCGAACGTCACGTAGATGTCACCGTTTGCACCGATACGAGCCTTCTTCACTGCGGAAGACGTAGGCGTAACTGGGCGACGGGGATCCTTGTCGTTCCACCACTTGGCAAGACCTTCTTCGGCCTTGACGCCCAATTGGAGAGCCTTGTCCTCAGGAATGTTCGGCTTGCCGACAAACTGCATCAAGGCTTCCTTGTGCTCCTCAGGAGTCTGCCTAATGAACGACTCAAGGTTCTCTGGGCTACGGACAAGGCCAGCGTTGTTCTGCGGAGCGCCTGGGATGTACACGACTCCGGCATCGAAGTCGAGAGGCTTCGACACGGCTTCGGATGCAGCAATTGCCGATTCCAACGAACTTACGTCGGCAAGTTTCGGATCGCGCTTCTCGGCTGTGTTAGGTGTCGCAGTAGCAAAGAATCCAGGACCCATAGCAGCTCTCGGAGCACT